TCTTTTTATTTCGTGTTTTTGTTGCAACGGGTTTACGCCACCTATCGTAAAACCTTTTCCGAAATTATAATCAAATAAAAGCGGTTGGTTTAATTCGGTTTGCTGTCCTCCAGTGTCACGGTCTTTAATTTTCTCTATATCAATCATTGTAAAGTATTTCATTGATTCGTGTTTTACAAGTCTATGTATTACTAACATATCGTCACAACGATTTAAAAACGGTTTACCGCCTTCAATATGAGCTTTCAATGGTGGCTTAAGGTGTCCGTTCCAAACGTGGTCTTGAGGGTATAGCATCGAAGTGCGTCCGCTTTCGCTTGTTGGGTGTGTTGAAATATACAAAGTCTTATTTGTACGGTTGCAAAAGTCTCTTGTCGTGTTTAAGAACTCGTAGTTGTCGCTGTGTTGCATACCTCTATTTAATCCAGTGAACGGGTCAATAAAAGCAACGTCGCAGTCTTGAGTTTCAATTAACTTTAACATCTCTTGAGGTGTGTACATTTGTTCGTTACTAACAAATTTAAACCATTGCTCAATAATCTTGTTATAAGTTAGTATTTCGTCTTTTGATAGGTCGCTAAATTTATTACCCGAATACATTTGAATTAAGTCTCGCATTACTTGACCGCTTGAGTTTTCACCCATCCACAACACGAACTTCAAATTGTGTTTAACAGCCAAACAAAGAAAGTACCAAAGCATAAAATAAGATTTACCCACGTTGTCGTGTCCAAGAACTATGTTTAGTTGCTTTCGCTTGAATCTAATGTAATCATCTAAAACGCATCCTATACCTAAACCCATAGATATTTTACCGTCTTTGTAGTCGAGTAGGTAGTTTGTGCTATGTCCGTCGTTTAAAATCATTTGTAAGCGTTTACTTGTTTCATTACATTCTCGTAGAAAAGCTGGTCATTCGACTTTTGTTGTTTAGGAAGTTCTAAAGAACTTTTTTCCCAACGTCTTACACACGCTTTCCAATCCTTCATTTTATTCTTACCAACCATCCAACCGTTACTTGTATAGTAATCAATAAATTTGTTTGCATCAACCGTTGTTCCACGTTCCAAACAATAGTTGTTTATGTCTTGAAAAGTAGGTACTACAAACTTATTTTTATTATTATCATTCTTGTTTGTTGTTAATTGTTTGTTAGTTGTTTGTTGGTTGTTTGTTAGTTGTGTGTTAGTTTGTGTTTCTTCATCTTGGTAAGTGTCGTATTTACAGATAGTTATAATGGTATATTTGTTTGTTGGTTGCGTGTTAATTTCATTTGTTAATTCAAACTTTTTCAACAACGTTCTAATCGTCTGTAAACTTATATTTGTATCGCTTGAAATCTTACCGTACGAAGTTATAAACTGACCTTTTTTGATTTCTATTCCTTGCCAGTTTCCGTCTTTATGGTTAGCTTTTAAAAGTAGGTAAAGAAATAAGTGAACAGCTTCGCTTTTATTAAACCACTCCCAGTTAATAAATTGTCGATGTAATTTAATCCAACCAGTCATTATTTTATTTGTTTTTGAATGTGATGTAATGCTCCAATCAATTCATACAAACCATCCTTATCAAGATAAATAATTGAATGTTCTTCATCATTACAAATACTAATTTCTAAAACCTCTGAATCTGGAGTTAAAACCAACTGTAAACCTCTTTCATTAATGCAATCTAAAATGTACTTCATAAAATAAAATTAAATCAAAAAAAAAGACCTTATTAACTTTCACGGATACCACTACGCTACTCATTAATAAAGTCTAAATAATTAGTTTTTGGCTCTTTGTGGTATCGAACCTACTAAATAATAGTATAAAAAGTTAAAGTGTTTTTTTTCTATCGCAATATTTTCTCCATTCGTCCATCGTCCACACTTCAAAGACTAATTTAGGGTGAAGGTCTAATCGTTTAACAGCGTCTTCTTTCGAGTAGGCTTGGACAATGAAGTAATCGACTTTGTTTTCAATCCAAGTATAAACCCTAAACGGACGCTTAGAAGGGTACGTCGAACACGCTTTCTTCTTTCTTGAAAGGTTCGGATAGTTTAGCACTGAAGAATTTTCCATTTTTTCCGTCTTTTACCCATAAAGCAATCTCGATTTCTTCACCTTTGTAGTTAAGTTTTCCTTTGTACTCTGGCTGTGCGTCAGTCGTCTTTTTGTCGTTCTTGAATATTGCGCCTGTGTTTTCTCTTTGTTCCATTTGTTTTTGTTTTAAATTTAAGTAAATTATTTTATAAGTTCGTTAAAATATGTTCGACAATGTTCGATTCGTGTTTTCATCTCGTTAACAACGCCTTCGTTATATTCAACGTGAAACGCTTTTACTCTTCGGTCTTTCGGTATATGGTCGAAACTATGTAAAGCCACAACATCTCGAATAGTTTCTTCAGAGGGTTCGATTTCGTATTTACCCCACGCTGTTCTTCGTATTTCATCGTTAACAATTTCTTCAGGTGTATTAATTAAACAATAACTTATCAAAGCATTTTTCTTGCCAGTGAGCCACATATAACCCATAACTTGGTAATAATAGTCTTTGTTTGGTAGTTCGCTCTCAAAGAACGGGAACGTGTCGCCTGACCAGCTACTTTTTACGTCAATTACTAAAGAGTGAGTAATTATGTCGGGTGTTCCTTTAATGTAGTCGTTCTCAAAATACTCTTCGTTCTTGGTTAGAAACTCGAATGCTAAAACCTCTTCAGTAAGTTCGATTGCTTTCTCTTCGACTTCGTTCCCTTTGTCCGTGTAACGGCTTTTAAACACCTTTTTAATACCAAACAAGTGTTCCTTCGCAAGTTCTTCGATGTATGTTTTCGCAGTTTGACTTAACACCTCAGATTTACTCCGAGGTGCTGTCATTATTTTACCGAGTGATGAGCAACGTATTTTCATTTTAAAGTCTTTAAAGCGTTAGTAATTAATGCAGTTCTGTTTTGGTCTGCGTATTCTTGAGTAATGTGACCATTTTTAACCATATCTTTAATAGCCTTATTGATTACCTTAACTTTTATAACATCATCATTATTACGTCTTGGCTGCTTATCTCGTGTTATTCTTATATTTTTACTCATAGTTCGTTAAGTTTAGTTAGTTGTTCTTTAGTTAGTTCAAACTTTGATAAGTCTTGTTTGGACACAGTGCCGTTTTTAATGCCCTCTAACGCTTTTAAAAATCTTTCAGGGCTTAATCCTTGTTTTTGACTTTTAACAGCCTCAGAACTTAAATTTGCATCGTCGTCAACAGCTTGTAAACTTAAAAGTGACTGCAAAGTGTAACGTCTGTAATAAGTGACTGCGCTACCTATCTTTTGAGGGTCTTGTATTTCGGGCAATTTCATACAACTCTCACAAATTTCAGCCGAGTCAATATCAACTATTCGTGTATAAACGTAACCGTCATCGATAGGTTGTAAAAGTAAAAGTCTGTTTTCCAAAAGAATAGGTTCGACCTCTTCAATTAATGCGTTAATGTCTGCGTAATTGTTTTTAAAGTGTGGGTTCTTAGCGTTCTTCGCTACTTTCTTAATTGATTGCTTTGCGTTGTGCAACTTTTGTAGGAATGTTAAAGCCGCAGCTTCAACGGTTGTTTCTTGTTTTTTCATTTTATTTTGTTTTTAGATTTCTGCTAATTTAAGTAATTTACTTATTCGATTTTCCATTAAGACTAAATTTTTTAACTCGTTTACGTTAATATCTTCAACTGGTTTAATGTGGCAACGTGATTTTTCTTTAATTAGTTCGATGTTTTCTTTTATTTCTTGGTATCCGTAACCTTCATAAGTTGTTAAGACTTGCTTTATAGCGTGAATTACTGTTGAGTGGTCTCTACCGAAGTCTTTCCCAGCTGCCTGAAGTGGCTTACCGCTTAACCAGTTCCAAACCATACCGATATTACGCCAAATTACGACCTCTTGTTTTCGTGTTTTTAACAGTTCACCTTCAAAAATGTAAGGACAAGCTTCGTAAAAGTCGACCATTTCAAAAGACGACACCTCAATAATCTTTGCTATCTTACCTCGTTTGTATTTCATTGCTTTTGGCTTTTAAGTATTGTAAGTAAAGTTGTAAATTGAAAGTTCCTCCTTTGTCTCCTTCGTGTTTCTTTTTAGTCCAGTATTCTATTATGCTGTTTAAGTCGATGTAATTCATAGGTCAATTTTATAATCGTTTAATGTTTCGTTGAATTTCTCGTAAATCTTATCGAGCATTTCAAAATGATATTGTTCATAATCTCCGTGTTTCCATTCGCTGCGAAGCCATTGTTTAAAGTCGTGCAATGCGCTAAAATAATCTAAACCTCGTAGGTGAACTTCAGCGTCTTCGTAGTCTTCAAATTCAAGTTTAATTTTCATAACTTAATAATTAATTGATTTTTGTTTTCTTTCTAAATAGAACTCGATGTTTTCATCAGGGTCAACATCATAGTTCTCGTAATACCAGCACTCGATTTCTTTACTGATTTCATCGTGTAAACTTTCATAAACATCTGAAGTAATACCGTATTTATCAAGGTCTTTTGGTTCAACAATTACCAATTCACAAAGGTCATCGTCCCAAAACTCAAAGCGTAATGAATCGTATTCGCAAACGTAACTGTAAACCTCAAACTTTATAGTAAATAAAATGTTGTTGATAACGCATTCAGCTTGTTCATCTCTTAAGTCAATTCTAAAATCTTTATACTTTTCCATTTTCTTGTTTTTAAAGGTTATTAATACAAAGGTCAATTAGTCTATTGTACTGGTTCAGTAAGTCGGTGTAAACGTCTACTAATATTTCTTTGTTGTCTTTTTTTGCTTGGTCAATTAATTGAGTGTACTCGTTTGCTTTTAATTGATAGTTGATTAAGTTTTCTGTAAGTGACATAATTCTTGTTTTTAAATGCTTTCAATAATTCCGATAATTAAACCGAGTAAATAAACTGCGAATGCAAATTTTAAAAAGTTTTTCATTGTTCTTGTTTTTAATTGTTTTTTTCTGTTAATTCTAATTTTAAAAGGCTTTGTTCGTTATAAGTAAGCAAAAGAGTTCCTTTATCTGTAAACTTATAAAATTGCCAGTAACCTCTGTACTTCATTTCGTAACTATATCTGTTACCGTCTTTGTCTAAGTAAGTTTTACTTCTGCTAAATCTTGTTTTCATAATTTCTGTTTTTTCGTTGTTGATTACCTTACAAATGTACATAACTTTTTTAAACGTGCAAAACTTTTTTAATATTTTTTTGAATTATTTTTAGTTTGTCAATGTTTACTGGACTTTCGGGCATAAAAAAAGCGGTATCTCTACCGCCTCTTTGCCTCAAACCTAACCGAAAAAACAAGATATTGCTAATTTAATGAATATTTTTCTGTTTAATCTGAAATGTTAATAAGTCTGTGTAAAGCTTTTGATTGAAAATAAATGTTCCACCTTGACAACTTTTACAACGCATTTGATATTTAACCGTACCAGCTGCGGTAGCATAACGGGCGTGGGTTCTTATATTATAACTTGAGCAATGAGGACAAGAAAACTTTTCTTCGCCAAATACAACCCCGTAGTGTTGAGTGGGTTTTATATAAGGCTCTAATTTGTGGTAAACTTGTTCTAATATTTGTACGTCTTTTTTACAATAGTTAACCATTCGTTCTAAAGCATCTTCGTCTTTGTCTAAAACTATCTTTCGCCACGTGTCAAAACCCCCGTTTTCAAGTTTACCTTGACCAAGTAAAACTTTACCCAAGTAATCGAGTTTATTTGAATTAAAATAAAAGCCGTTTTTAGCCTTTTTAAGCGTGTCTATTGATACGTAGTGAGCCAACATATCAACGCCTTGCATAATTGCCCGTGTGCGTAACCATTTAGTATCGAACCTATCACTATTATGCCCGACTATTTCGTGCGCTACGCCACGAAAAGACAATATTCGGACTTACTTCGATGTCAAAAAACAATCGTCTACGCATAAAAAAAGGTTAGGTAAATAAAAAAAGCGGTTGTTATTCCGCTTCAAACTCGTCTACAATTACGAAAGACCACGTTCGCTGAGGTCTAAATAGGTTAAGTATCTTAACGTAGTCAGGTGTATTATTGAATACAAGGCAACCTTCCGACCAAGGACCTATCTCTTTAACTACAATACTTGATTTTAAATTATGTGTTGCTGCGTGAAAGTTAAAACCTCTAATGTCGTTCTTTATTTCGGTAGTTGGGTTCGTCTTTCCGTCTGCGGTGAAGTCTCTTCTATACGGAAATCCTTTCGCTTGTAATCCAGCTGGGGTTTTGCCTCTATGAAGTCCTAATTTATAACCGTCGTAATTCCAAACATTCGCTTCAACTACTCCCGAACCTTTATGCCCTTTGTTTGTGGTGCAAGTTGTAACCGTGACAAATTTAGACCCGTTGAAAATATAGCACTTGTCGTCGAATAGGTTTGCAGCATCTTCGTTTGAGCGTACAAATAAAGCCCAATAATTAGATGGAATGCTTTCGAAGGTGTCTAAAGATTTAACCTTGTCCAAAAGCTGTTTGTCGGTGTATTTTCTTACATTGTTCATAGTCCGATTTTTTTATTTGCCCTTAAAAGTAAAACAATTAACAATACAAGACCAATAATAACGGCTAAAACTTTGAGTGTTGAACTTAACGAAGTCTTTTTTTCTTTAGCTATTTCTTTGCGGTCTGTCTTTGCGTCTTGTTTTAATTGCAGTCTGTCCGTCTTTGCGTCTTGCTGAATTTGTTCTTTAATTATTTTGTACTCAGTGCGTGTTTCGTATCGTGTCTTTGGTACGTAAACGGTATTATTTTGAACGATGGTATCTCGGTAGTTGTAAAAGTATTCTTTGAATCCGTCTTTTATTACTGAATCACGGAAGTAAACTCGAACCGTGTCTATTCTTGTTTCAATCTTAGCACCCTTTTTAATCGCTTTGTTTATATGGTAGGAAGCTGAACACCTAAATAATAAAACATACGCTAAAACAAGCGCTAAAATAAACGTGAATTTATTTGTGTTTATCATTCTTGAAGTTCTTTTTTAACGTCTTTAACCTTTCGAACTAAGTTAGTAATCTTGGTAATAAACGAATAACCTTTAACCTTGGTAAAGCTTTCGTCCATTGATTTAACTTCAATGCTTATAAGAACTAAAGCAAGTAGTTTTGTACTTAAGTGGTCAACGGCAACAACCGTTTGTGTAAGGTCGTTTAAAATATAATAATCCGTGGCGTAAGTAATGATAACCGCAGCACAATAAGTTATAAGTTTAGGTACGAATCCGTGTCTTAACTTTTTAGACTGAATACTTTCACCTACTTTGTGAGCTTTCCACACACCGAAAAAAGTGTCTATAATCGTAGACAAAGCAACAAGTAAAACAATAAATTTAATCGGACTTAAAAAGACCAGTAACGAATTAAATAAAGTGATTATGTATGTTTTCATAATTTATCTACTATTGCTTGTAACCAACTTCCGTTTGAAGGTTGTGTTGCTCCAAGTTTTTCGGCAATTGCTTGAAGTATTGGTTTACCATCAAGAATATCTATTTTTTTAACTTCGTAATATATAGCAAGGTTAAAAAGAGCGTTGTTTTGTGTAGACACTTGAAATTTATCGCACAAAGCAAATAACCAACTTCCGTTAACAGGTTCTGTTACACCTTCTTTTGCGCACCATTGTTGTAATAAATCCATTATAATATAAGTATTTGAGTTGTGTAACCTGTGTCTTCTTTTTTGCTTGGTCTTATATCCGAGTCTTTGTTAAGGTCTGAAATAAATTCAGGAAATAAGTCTTTGTTTTCCTTTAAGAATCTAAATAACCTTGCCTCGTAGAAACTTGCTTTTTGTCCGTAGTGTTCCATTGAAAAAGCGACTTCGTTTTGTGTCACGGCGTTCGAATAGTCACCAAATTGTTGTTGAATACCTTTGTTTTTAAGTTGGTAAGATAAGCCGAAAACAGCATCTTCAGCACTTCGCCACGCAACCACGGGTTGAATATAAGTTACAAGCGTTTCTTCGTCGTTGTTTAAAGTTTGAGCATTGTAGCCCGTTAGCATATAATTATAGAAGTACGTTCCAAGAAT